ATTTTATCGAATCACATATTTACGAGGATGTAAATGGTGTTCAATTAAAGGAAGACGGAAGACACTCTGTTATCTTAATTGGATATGCACCACTGTCTTACTTGGCTTTTTATGTTTCCGCTTCTGCTGCTGATGGTTCTCTTGAGATTGATGATATTAGTTTAACCCGAGCAGGTGCAGTCGCAGAATACGATGGGTCTGGAATAGCAAGTGATAAATGGTTTGATAAGTCAGGTAATGATTTACATGGTGCAGTAACTGGTGCATCTGTAGAAAATGCTCCAAGTGGTGAAGATGATGGATTGGTTTATGAGGAAGGGACTTGGACACCTATCAATATTGGCTCTGGTGGTAGTTACAATGATTGCACATACACTCGAATTGGAAATAGAGTATTTTTAGTGGCTGATATAACATTTGGGACGAGTGCATCAAGTACTTTTGCTGGGTTGCCTTTTACAATAGCAGAAGGGGATGTCGCAGGATATGTCGGATATGGGCGAACTGATACTGGAATAGCGGGAGCAACTACAACGCTTTATTTTTATACGGATACCGTTGCTTTGGACGTATCATCCACAAGGCAGATTATTGGAGTTGCTTATTCCGTATAATAATTCAATACTATATGGATATATAGTTGGAAACGAATAAACAAAGGAGTCAGAAATGGCATTAGAAAAAGTGGTCGAAATTGACCAAATCGAAGTAAAGGGCGAATACTCAATACAAGTTCGCCAAGCAACAAAGGTACTGGATGATGGTAAGCAGATTGGTGGCGTTAGCTATCATCGGCACGTTGTACATCCAAACAGTAATTGGTCTGGTGAAGATGCAAAAGTTAAGAAGATTGCTGATTCATTATTTGATGCTGATTGCATAGAAGCATACTTTGTCTCACAGAATGGACACCCAAGTGGTGAGCCAGCAGATTCATGGACAAAGGCACAGCTTCAAAAGTATTTAAGCAAGAACGGTGTATCTTATGGTGAAAGTGATGCTAAATCAGCATTACTAACATCATCAAAAGCAAAGTACGCTGAATAACTAACAAACAAGGAGTCAAACAATGGCTAAAGACAAAAAAGAAAAGCCAGTTTTGAACTTAGATGACAAAGAGTATGTTATTGAGGACATGACTGACGAACAGAAAATGATGGTAAATCACATTAACGATTTGCAAAACAAACAGAATACGAATCAGTTTATGGCTGACCAGCTTTCTGTTGGAAAAGAAGCATTCATTAATATGCTACGTTCATCTCTTGAACCTGAAGTAATTGAGGCTGAAATAGACGAATGAAGATAAGCAAGTATTTCTCATGGGTTAATTCTAAGTTAAATGTCTGGAGTTTCTGGCATCTACTTGGTGGTTTATTCCTAAGTAAAGTATTCATGTGGTGTGGTTTTCAAGGCATGGATGTTATAATGCTTGTTCTATTCATGGCTCTCTTATGGGAAGCTATTGAATGGAAATTTGAGAATTACAAACCTTATGGTTCACTAAGAGCATGGGCTGAAGATTCATTCCTTGATATATTCATTGCTACTGCTTGTGCATGGTGGATGGTGTTATGATTGTAAGAAGGTGTAGTCAGGGTCATCGAGTTAGGATTCATAGAAATACAACTCCCGGTGCAACTCGCACAAAAACATATGCAGATGGGTCTACTGAGACTCTGACGTACCCTTCGTCTTATGATTACTTTGTTGATGTAGATGGTACAGTAGCTAAGAAAAGTAATAGTTTTAAGGTAGTTGAAGAATACTTTGTTGATGAATGTGCTAAGAAGCATGGTGATGGTCATGGTAGGTTGATAGTAGGAGGTCATCATATCATTAATGGTGTTGCTACTACACAATCAGATTATCCTACAGATTCAAATACTAAAGCAGAAATACAAGACTTCTATGATAAACGTGGAGTTGTTTATGGTGGAAGTGAAACTAAATCAGAACTTCTTTCAAGAATAGTCCCTATGTATAGTGGGGATACAGAAGTATCTAAACATTTAAAGGTATAGTATGAATAACATTTCAACATCATATGACATCCCTGTAAAATATGTTTATGTGGGATTATAATCACCAAATAGTATGTTTAAATGGCTAAACCTGAGACTGCTCGAAGTTACAAGGGTACTGTGGTTGATGATAATGCTATCGTTAGTATTAACCTCAAATGGCTGGGGCAGTTACTTGCTTTGGTCGGCATGCTTGTTTATGGTTATTGGCGTATCGAATCAAGGTTGGGACAACTTGAGAATGAAATGCTCTCTGCTGACGTTAAAATTGAAGACTTACTTGACAAGCATATGGCTGAAGAAAAGATACAAAGAGAGCAATTAGAAGAGAAAGTGAACTTCTATGAAAAAGAATTTAATATTAACCCACTTAGTTGGGGAAAGCGTAAAAAGAAGTAAATGGGTAGTCTGGCTAACCACTTAAAATGTGCGAAATATACTACATTTTGTCAACTCTATAAGGTTGATAAGCGAAATATCAACCTCGTTATGCAACATTGCGTAACGCAAACTTGCGTAATAGTATGAAAAACAAGGATTGAGTATGAAAATTAGTAATAAATCATCGGAATGAGAAAGATACTATCAATACTGTTCTACCACTTAGGTCATAATGCAGATAGACTATTATGGATGATAAGTCCAACATATGAATGGTACGAAGATAAACTTGCAGACATCTATCAATGGGCTATGTGGCGTTCTGTAGAGTATGATGATTATTATGAAATATGGCAATCAAATAACCAAATTACAAGGTAAGATGAAAAAGAAATGACTTCTGATATTGTAACATTAGTTCAAGAGTTGGGATTCCCTGTTGCAATCAGTGTTGGATTGGCTTTTGCTCTATATAGTGTAGTAAGATTTATCTTAAAAGAAAAAGTTGAAGATACTCTAAAAAGATTTGATGAAAAACATGAAAACTTGCAACACAGATTGGATATAATTATGCAGGAACTTGGCAAGATAAAAAAGTGGAATGCAGAGATTAAGTCTGATTTAAAAATTTATATTGATTTAGTAATGAGAAATAAGTAAGGTAATATGAATAATGGATTTTATGGCGGTTTATGGCGAAGCAGGAATGATAGGTGTTGTGGGAGCAATGTTTGTTTATTTAGTTGTGCAGATGTCCAACAAGGCTGCATCCCAACAAGAAACTTTGGAGAAATTGAAAGTTGAGAATAGAGGACAGAGTGAAACACTTGAGAATATGGAAGGGATGATTATAAAATTGATTGGGAGATGGAACCAATCAGATGATAAATTAGATAGGAAATTTGATGCCTTAAATAAAGAAATTAATGATTTAGATAACCAAGTATCAGAAATAAAAGGCTCAGTGAGTCGAATAAATGGGAAAAGCTGAAATGGATAGTTTAAAAGTAACAACAATAAGTACAAGTCTAGGTTTGGTGTATTGGACAGATATTATATCAGGTGTATTGATGTGTATAATGTTTTCAGCACAAATTTATTATTTGTATTTAAAAACCAAAAAGATAAAGGAGTCATAAATGGACTTTAAAAAAATGCTAATGGATATGGCACAAGCACAAGCTGATAAGATGCAAGATGAAGCAATGGGTTTCTTAGCATCTGATGAGTTTAGCGACCAAATTGCCACAAAAATCAATGAGAAAATAGATATACCATTTGTATCTGAAGAAAAAGAACAGGTCTTTTTCGAAAGAGTTGTTGATATAGTTACGGATTTAATGGAAGGCGTATTTAAAGGCAAGTAGTACAATATGCCGTATAAACAATGCCAAAGAAAGTCTATAAAATAAATAATTTCCATGGGGGTCTAAATAATAGTTCAGACCCTAGGGATGTTGACGACAAAGAAATAACAGCAGCTACCAATGTAATGGTAGATGAGGTTGGTCGTGTAAGGCTTTCTGGCAGTAATGTTGCTCATGACGCTCCTGTACTAAATAATACTGGAGCTACTGGTACTCAAACGCCAGGTGCTGGTTTGTTTTATTTTTCACATGATAGAAAAGGTGGTGAAGACGCTGGTAGTGCAGAAGATGAAACTAATGATGATTATCTCGCATTATATGATGATTCAGATGCTCAGGTATGGATATATAGTAAAGCAATAGATGATTGGGATGATGATGGTTCTAATAATGGCGTAATAAACTTTATAGGGAAAACAACATCAGCTGCAGCTAGACCTTGCTTCTTTTCTGTAGATGGAGCAGTTAGAGTTTCAACTGGTGAATTTGCTAAGTATGATTCTGGTGCTGATATTAATGATGGTAGCCATTTTTTAACTACTGAAACTTCATTTGCTGTAGATGATGGAGATGGAACTACTGATGATTATACATTATCTGTAGGCAATTATATACAGATTGATGATGAAATACTTTATATATCTGGTAAATCAACGAATACAATAACAGTTACAAGAGGTATGTTTGGCACAAAAGTTGCTCAACATCAAGATAATGCTCAAGTTGATATACTTAATATGAATCAATGGTATGGGTATTTAAATGATAATTTTTTTCAAACTTCAGTAGG